TGGTACAGTGTCACCGGTCTCGGTTGCATCTTGACTGACATATGAACCGGGTTCGTCTAGATAGAAACCATTTCCTGCCACACCTGAATTTGGTGGTACTGGTGCAAACAACTCAATTGAATTTCTTGAAGCTTCGGGTAGTTCAAGTAATCCGTCAGGACTTTCTTGATTAAATACCGTACCACAGAAATACCTTCCTGGATTCTTTACATAGTGACTTGCATAACTCCACTCTGGTTCGGGAATATCAACATTCGCAAGTGGTGACGCATATGGACCATATCCATATGGCATTGCGTTTGCAGGTGCGTTTGCATCCTCTGGCATTTCAATGCGAATCCAATTACTCTTGTTACTATAGTCACCATGCTCAATGACTTTGCCTTTTTCGTTGACTGTAACTATACGGTCACCAACTACACGTGGAAGATATTGTGGACTTGACGGATCAAGATTAAGATTATCATAGTTCTCAAGAACTTCTTGATTTTTATCATTGTCGTTAAACTGACGAATAACCAAACTGAATGTTCCGTAATCCGTTCCTTGTAACGATCCTGGTGTCTTAACATTATAGATGCCGACCTTTATCTCTTGATTTGCAGATGTTCCCATGTTTCTGGTTGCAACTCTGAACAAATCATATCGTTGGTCACTGATACGTTGTGACTGGATCCAAGGTGTTGAGGCCTCACTAATCCCTTCCCCATCAAAATCTAGTGGACCTTGATTTGCTTCTATATCCAACTTAACCTTGAATGGTAAACCACCACTAGCAGCCTCATGCACTGCCCGTGCGGTATCTTCAAAGTACGAATACAGATATGCGGATTTTGCATTTTTCTGCGGGGCACGACCAAATACGTTGTTAAGACTATCTGGACTTGTCGGATCAACGGAGAACTTGCTACCAAGTGTTCCGGTTGAATTTGGGTCTGGAAGTTGTATTTCAACAACATCATCTGCGGCTCCAAGGTCTTCATCTGACATCAATGCGCCGGCAAAACCGTCATATGTTGCGTCGGCAGAACCGGCCTGTAATGTGTTTGCCAAGACGCCAAGCACAAATTCGTCACCGGTATTTATAGAACCCGATGTTGATTGTGCAATAGCCTTAATAACAACTGCGTTTTCTTGTTCATATCCACCAAGTGAACCGACACGAACAATCGTTACGACTCCCTGATGTCTCAAATATTCACGGGCAACCCAGGGTTGATAATACTTCCCATCGGGTGCTCCGAACAAATCTTCCAAATCAGATTGACTTCTTATCACGGTTGGTGCAAATGCTGGACCACGGTCAAATGGACCTACGATTGCTCCACCGATCTGAGAAATCCCTTGTGCGAGGAATGATTGATCAATTTCGTTAGTGAATACTGCTGGACTTACTACTCTTTCTGCCATCTTGTTGTCTCCTTAAATTTAGGTTTAATATAGGTTTAAAATCGAATGATTGACTTTTTATGATAAATATGAGTCAAAAATGTCAAAAACAGATATTTATCTTGGATTTTTTAAATCTTCCTCTCTGATATAGACACCGTTCACCAGGTCGGGACTTCCTGGACCATATTTTTTTTGTAGTCTGGACATCAAATCCGTTTCCTTCTTCTGTAGATCGGAGTATGTTTCACTTAAATCCAATTCGTCCTCTTCAATATTGGTCTGTTCTCGTTTTAGTTGAATACCCCGTAGGTGAAGTTCACCAAACTCTAACAACAAATTTTGATACTGGCCATTCAATTGTGCCATCTCTGCTTGCTCGTCACTTGTAAATTTTATTTCATTTGTTTCCATAATATAAAAGAATATAAAGCATAATGCCTTGGAAATCAACCATTTATTTTTTAATGAACTTAATTTTTAGTATTTCCGATGTCCATTCACTAGTAGAAACCTCGGCATTAAACAGATCAGACACAGAAACCAATGTCGACTCATCCTTGTATATCTTTGTTTCTTCTCCACCCACATCCCACATTAAATAATCCAATTTTTCGTCGTCTGTCAAAAATGAAATTGTGTACGAGTTTCCAAGTAATGAAAGTTCATACTCTGCCTCATCGTTCCATGTGTGAATTTCATATTCAATATCCATGTCTTCCAAATAAAGTATTCGTTGAGTTCTTGTTAGGGTAAACATATTTCTGGACGATGGTGACTGGAGTTCTGGGGTACCTGCCTTATCCGTGATAGCTTCCCAGTTCCACACAACCTTTCGTTTTGTCAGTCCTCTCTGAGTTGTTGTCTCATTATTGAAAACCTCGGGAAGTAGATATGCATTTACGGTCAAATTAAAGGTAGTAGTGACTACCCTATCATCATCAGACGGAACTTCTATGGTATTTGAAAATCCTTGTACCGTGGCTCTGAATTTTAACCGTGCGGGATCACCCCAATAATCGTCACTCGCAAAATTAATTTTTTCAACTAGCAAATTCATTTGCTCGACAAATTCCGTGGACATCGTAAAATCATAAGTCAACACAACATGATCAGGAAATGTAACATTGTGAATTTCACCAACTGGTTCTGCTCCGTTCAACGCACCAAACTTATCGTACATATTATATTTGTCAAACTTTTTTACAAACGGTACACTCAGATACTTGTTAAAGGTCACCAGTTGATCATCCTTCTCCATACCACTTCTTGTAAAAATAATCATCGGTCTTTGAAGTTGGCCTTTGCTATCACGGAGAACTCCATCTTTTTGTATTGCGGCCCAACGTTCAGGAGATGCGTGTCGTACTGGAACTTGCAATGCTTCACCATTTGCCCCTACGACTTGTGGTTGTATAACGTTTATAAAATACTCATACAAGACATTATCTATATCCATCAAAGTAACCGAATAGTTCTTAAATGTCTTGGATTCGTGATCCATTCTCATTTTTTTAGCACGATTGTCCGATTGTAATGCGTGTTTAGGTTTTTTCATACCAGACCTATACTCGTCCGCATCCACACTGGGTGGTGTAGTATTCAACTTTGCCTTGAACTGTTCCGTTCCATCACCCCCCATTTTTTTCAAGGTAATAAAGGGATTATTCACTCCTTCGTAATCTGCCATCAAGTATCCCTCTCAACAATATTAAGTTTACTGATACGAGACATATGTGCGTTGCCTAGTAAACTATAATTCTTTTCTGGTTGTCCACCCAAGTATTGGTTTTCAACTATATTGCTTATTTCAAAATAAGCATTCTCCCATAAAACAATATCACCGACTTGTGGATACATCTCCTTAATCTCACATAGTTTTTGGTGAAACCTAAATATAGTTCCCTTTTTAACGTCAGGACCGAAACCTTCATACAGAGTACTCTCTGGATCAGTTTCAACCAAACAACTGATTTGAACCCCAGGATGATAACTTTTCTCAACACTTTCCCCATAAACATTCGCATCAGTTTCATATGGATCTATTTTATAAAGAACTATAAGTTGCTCAATTATATCAAGCATCAATTCCCCATTTATGCTATTCATAAACCGGACATCTCTTCTAGAATAGTATCTGCCACGTGATTTTGCCATATCACCCTACATATATAAAAGTTGGAACCTTTCTCAAATTCTCCTGCAAATTGTCCGATACTTGATTTAATTGTTCACTTGTGGTACTTCTGCTAGTCACCTCCAAATCCTCTCTCAGTTCCGTAATAAGTTGTTCTTTTTCGGAAGCTGCTTCTTGTCGCAGTGTTTCTCCATCAAGTGAAGTTTCTCCTCCAGGAATCGGAATACTTTGATACTTTGCACGAATTGCTCCCAACAATTCCTTACAAGTTGATAGATAATATTTCATTATCCACCTCTTTCCAACATCATTAATAGTTGCAAAACTGTGAAATTGGTAGGGGGCATTGCTTACATCCGTTACACTATCCGGTGACCTATCCGGTGGTCTGTGTGGGTATATGTCGGATACATCATCATGTGTGCCATCGTCAAGTCCAACTTGTGTCTCATCAACTACAACATGCTCCGTTGTTTCCTCGGTAATCTCGGTTTGGGAACTAGGGATCGTATTAAATTCATCGGCATCCACATATCCCTGCACCGCGGCCATATCCCGTTCTCTCTTGAATACATAATCAAACCACAAGGTAAAATTCTTGGTTGGTATGGGAAAAATGGTAAGTTTGTTGTTGATGACCTCAAATCCATACGCACTTCTCCGCACCTGCTCATTAAATTCGATTGCTTGCAGTCGCATCAAATCCTCGTTTACTGGTCTAAGTAAAAATTGTGTTCCTGTCGGTGACATACCAGACCATCCAAACTCATTTAACAAATTGGAATATGCCATTCCTGAGGTGGCCATCGGATCATATATCTTATTCATGCTTGGGGGTGCATTGTGAAATATCCTCTTTACCTCAATTCTCTCCAGTTTCTTTTCACCCGTCTTTGGATCAGTATAATACTGACTAAACAATCCCTGTAAGTCATATGTCTGCACTCCCTTCTTTACATCCAAGCTTGCCTTTCTCCAATCAACATTTCCACCTGCTCCGACTTCCGCACCATATGCCTCTGCTAGTTTTAGATAAAACGGAAGTGGTTGTGTCTGCAATACCGACGTAGTTAAATTCACACTTGTTGACGTTCCACGCAAACTATATAAATTTTGTTTAATTGAAAATTGATTTATCTGGGCACTATATTCGGAAATTGCTTCTTCAAAACATGCATAAAACTGCAAATCTATCATTTCTATGTCCACCACCGGATACCCCAATCTCGTGGCTGCCCAATCTGCAGCCTTTGGGGCAAAGGTAACAAACTCCGTGTCAGTATCAAAAAATCCAAAAGGAGTTTTGCCTATCGGAGATGTTGCTTTGCCATCCCACCTTATTCGTTCCAATTCATAATTTTCTTCCTCTTCACTCATAATAACTATAAATATACGTCAACACACGAATCCATTAAAATAAAAAGGGAGGTCCCGAAGGACCTCCCTTTAAATGTTTTGTTATTCCAATACGATATTGGTCAAACCAAATCAGGACGGGTTGAACTGATCTGCGTTTAGTACCTTTACCGAACCATAGAATTCCGGACGAACCATCTTCTTGGCATAACGGGTCATTACACCACGACGTGGGGTAAAGTTGACCGGATCGTATACCAATGGAGTTTGGATCAACGGAATGTATGGAGCATAAACAGCACCTGTTTCCAAGAAGTTAGAACCTCTGAATCCGACAAGGATCGTATCCGTTGTCATGTAAGGGTTCTTGTAAACTTGGAATCTGTTGTTCAACGCACCAACCTTGGAGACACCCATTGCAAACTGAGACTGATTTCCATCAGTATCGGCTGCGTATCCTGGGATACTTTCAAGGATTGTAGCAACTGCTGGAGAGCAAACGAGGAAGTTTGCACCACCACGAAGAGTCAACTGGTGAATCTTGTTGCTGACACCTTGAATTTGTGTGCCAAGAGTCTGGAACCATGTCCCTTGGACATAACCACCAGTCGCACTAACGGTCGCATCCCACTCTGAGTTGGAATGTGCATTAACAAGAAGCATGTCCAAGATTTCCAAGTCAATTTCCATTGAAACGTACTCGGAGAGCAACGAAGTCAATTCTGCTTCGGCATCAATGCTGTGATAGGCATTCAAGTCTTGAGCAAGTTCTGGTGTCCAGACTGCCTTTAACTTACGTGTCTTCGCAACGATTGGCTCACTTTTGAGTTCCAAGTTAACTTCAGGAATTCCAACATCTTTACCTGTTGAATCTGCGTCACCGTGGAAGTCTTGTGTAATACCTACTTCAAAGTCACCACGACTCGAATCCGTTGGTTGTACATGATATTTGATATCAATCTTACTGCAATCAGTCTTGGTCTTCCCACCTTTCAGTGTTGCGTTGACGGTAACCGAACCGTTTCCGCCACCTAGATTCGTGGAAGTGATGTCATCGATAGACTCAATCACAGTACCTTCACTCTCACTGAATGTGAATGCTCTAGCCCCTTCAAAATCCACGTTAAGTGTATTGGAAGGTGTCCAGGTCATTGCAACTTTCTGTGCGTTGTTTCCAAGCGAAACCGTAGTGGACGCAAGGTCGACGTCGAGAACTTCTTGGTCGTTGATGGTGTAACCATGACGTCCGGTGCCATAAAGACCACCTTCTGCGTCGTTGGTTGAACCATACTTTCCACCGTCTCCACCGAACAGACTCTTTGTCTTCTGTTGTTGGGATTGGTTTGATCCATACTTGAAGTCAAGATAGAAAATCAATCCTGATGGGAGGTTCATTGGTTGAACCGAAACGAATTCCTTCGCTGCGATTTCTGCAAACACACGACGAACGAGAGGCAGGGCAACCCCACTCCACTCTTCGTTGCCACTTGATTGACCGGTACCAGACCGTGATTCGTCAATCAACTG